TCTAGGATCAGGTTCTGATTAGGGGCTACAATATCGTATGATGGGGTTGACGGTGGCACTGCATTATCTGCAGTGGGGTTTTTTGGTTTTAACATGCGATTTTTATGTTTTGCAGTCAAAACATGTTTATTGTAATCCGATTTGTTACCAGTATAGTAGTCACAAAATTCACAGTGATAGTTCATGGGGTTTTTTGTTGCGATTTTACCCCTTAAAATGCGATTTTTGTGTTTTGCAGTCAATTCGTGTTTAGTATAATCCTTCCTGTTGCTCGTATGAAAGTCACAATTTTCACAATGAAAATTCATTGGGGTTTTTTTGCGATTTTTATACAATAATATGCGATAAAACCCCTAAATTGTTTTTGATCAAATATTTTTTTTACAAAAAATTCGAAAATTTTATGCAGTCATTTTTTTTGTATTTTTTTCATTTTTGCTGCATTATGCTCACAAACCACTTTTTTGAAAAGTCCCGGAAAAAAGTTCCCCAAGAAAATCGAAAATGGACATTTTTAAAATGTCCAAAATGAAAATTTTCAGGATACTTTTTCAAACAACTTTTTAAGGGGTCCCTAGAATGGTTTTAATGGTGTTATTTTTAAGATATTATATTGTTTAACTTGCATGTATTATGCTGTCATACATAACAGGGTATTTTATCCAGGTTTATTACTCGGTCAAATTGGTATCTTTTCTTGGTGTCGTATTCGTAACGCTTGAAAGCTGGCAATTCCAACTGTTTTTCTGGGAGGTGGCCGTGGACGGTGCGAGCAATCATCTTGTAGAGTTTGAAATTGGGGTAGCGTTCCTCACCATTCTTCTTGTAGAGGATGTTCTTACCCAAGTCGTCTGTGCACCACATGGCAATGATGCGCTGGAACTGTGTCATGTCTTCCTCGGCCATCATATTGTCAATGTCCAACACAAAATCGAAAATAGAGGTGCCTAGGCGGCATAAATCGAAACTGTAGTTGGGAGATATAATGGGTTTCTTATCGTCATAAAAAGGTTCGAAGTTGTATTGGGTGGAAGCGTCACCCCCCGGGGCAAAGCTGTCGCTGCAAAACAGATGTCCATTGTACTTGTAAATACTGCGACCGAAATCGATGATTTTGAAAATACGACCGTAAGTGGGAACACGATACATCACCTTTTTGTATCGATAATAAAGATGCGTGGTTTTGGTCTGTCTATAAACAATATTATTAGTATGCAGATCATTGTGGGTGAAATGGTAGGCCTTTTGGTAAGCAATCAGTGTCATTATGATTTGAAACAGAGCCGCCACGGATTCTTCGTCGTTCAGTAATCTGTTTTCAAAGAGAGCGTCCAGCGTACCGTCACATTTTTCCAAACAGATCAATTGAATGGGAAAATTATGGATATAGGCAAACATGGCCGTGTCGGAAGTATCTGATTCCCCCTCCTCCTCTTCTTCTTCTTCGGATTCTTCTTCTTCGGACTCATCCTCGTCAGCATCACAGTTGGTATCGAAGTCTTGGTTCACTAAATCGTCCGAGTCGGTAGTGCAACTTTCGTCACTGTCGGAAGAATCGGAATCGTGCTGTTGCTTATCTACCGCAGATTTGTCAGTTTGATAGATCATTTCGGCTGCCAGTTCATTCGTATTTGGGCCCGGGGTGCCGGTGGGCGTATCTATTGGAAGCGTTTGTATGGTAATAATTTCACTATCTAAATCGAGCTGTGAGGATGAAATATTCAATTTGTGTTTGTTACCTCGAGAATTATAGTTCATAAATTGCATAGACTCTGTTTGGGTAACATCAAACAGTTTTTTAATATTATCGTTGAAAAAGGTTGAATTATTCAGATACTCGTAATCATCTTCAATATTGATTTTGAATTTTTCTTGGATACCCAAATAAGAACCGTAGTAATCAATACCGTTTACAAATTCATGAAAATTCAAAAGTTGACTGGAAAGATAACTAAAGAAACCGTCGGTATAGGCAGAATTATTCACCGAAAGCACCTTTTTGTTGCAGTTGGTTTCGTTGGAATGAATGGTGGGTAGTTCGTAAAAAAACGGTTCATAATTTGCGTTTTGATATTTACCCACCATATATTTTGTGGGATCGTACAAGGGTGAATATTTAATAAATACCGGGAGGCGTACGACCTTATTACAGGAAGAATCCAACACTTTTTCTAAATCGCGCATGTGAAAACGATGTTTCAAACTGATGGTGGAATAATTGTTCTCGGTCATCTCAAAAAACAGAGAGTAAATGGGCTGATATTTCTGTAATTTTTGAATTCGGAAAGGATTGTATTGATATCCTTCGTCTTCGGTCGTGGGACTAAACATTGTTTCTAAATGTTTCAAATCAATGGTGGGTACTTTACAATAATCAATGTTGATTTTACTCATGTGTGGTTTTGGCGAGTGCTTTTATATTCGGACGAAACATATTAATCGGGATATTTTAACACACATTTTCAGTCTTGACGACTTTTGCGATAGTTTCTCATATTCCCAATGCAATGCAGAGGCATTGGAACACGAGAAAAGTTTATTTGTAGTAACCCGCTACCGATGAAGAATAACACATGTAATTTTATACACATTGTATATGGGAGAAGAATGTAAAGAGTGTCCGGTGTGTTGGGAACACGACAGACCGGGGTTAATATTCCCCTATTGTAAACATGTTATTTGTATGCCTTGTGCCGTAAACATCATGTACCATACACCGGGACAGACCAATATACGATGTCCATTATGTCGAAAGACAATGTTTCACGGACTTAGATTAGACGAGGAGGCAATGGGCTGGAGAACAAAATAATAATCATCATTGAAAGTGACCCTATTTTTGATACTTCTACTCATTTTTGCTGCGCATATTTTTTCAGCCTCGGCTGCTTTCGCAATCGTTTCCCAAGTACCTAACAATTCATTGGTTTCAACCATTCGTTTCTCGACCTTTTTTCCGGTAGAAGATGTTGTTCGGTGACGATCCATCTCGGACTTTAAAGATAACCCGTAATACCCCTGACCTCCACCATTGTTCGCCCAAATGGTGGTATATAACACATATTTGGTTTCTTTCAAGTATTTTTTGAGTTCTTCTTTTTCTTCTCCAGTTTGTGGTAGGCTGATTTGTTCCTTCCATTTTTTGTATTCGTTTAATATATCTTCAAAAAGCGCTTTTCCACTTGGTGAAAACATACAGGCATGAAATATAAAATTTTGAGTATCACTAGAGGTAAGTAATTTATTGTATTTTAATTCCTTCAATGTTACACCTTGATATCCGTTGACGACTTGGTCTTTGATCTGTGTTTTTAGACGAGACTGTTTGAAACGCTTATCTAAATAATCCTTTAATTTGTTGTATTTTTCTTTGGATGCGGTCTGCGTTATAATACGATATTGACCCATGATATCAACCGTGGATACTTCTACATCATCGCGAACAATGCAATGTTCTTGAATATAAGCATCGAATTGTTCTGTTAATTCGTCTTTAGGTTGATCAATGGATGGAAAAGTATTTTCAATAGGGTCGGTTTGGCATGCGAAATCCCTCGTGGAAATCTTTTCTGGAAGTTGGCTATCTACGATTACCAATTCATTTTCGTATAATTTCAAATTTTTACTGTAACGCTCAGAAGGATTGGTGATGCTATTTATTTTCAGCATATTTGCTACACGCAAAATAATAAGTTTGGCTTCTTCAACATCTAATTGAAATATTTCTCCGGAAATATTGAAATTCGCTAACAAACTATGAATAAAATGTTCTACCGTTCTGATATTTTGATTTAATACTTCCACTACTAATTCTATTTTACCATTGTGGTGCAACTGTTTGAAAGGTTTGATACGATTATTCACATTTTTTGTAAAACCAATTTTCAATTTGGGTGGATATATGTCTCTTTCATTGATGTTAAAAATATACATATAAGGGTAATCCTCTTTGACTTGAAGTAGCTTGATATCTTCGGTAGCTTCGATGAGCTTATTTTTTAGTTCATCTTTTTCTTCTGTAATGGTTTGAAGTTGAGTCTTTGATTGTAGTAATTGCTGTTTTAATTCGTCAGATTCTTCTTGAACTAATTGTTGTAGCAATTCTTCCAGTTTTACAAAATATTCATGAATTTCGTCTGCTTTTTTAGTGGCAGATTTTATACAAAACATTTTAAATGTTTTAATCGACATCATAATTTGTTCACGATTGTGACCTCCGTGTTGTTCCTTATCTTGCTCGCCCGACTTGGCGAGCAAGATTTTATAGTCAGTTTCAATGGTAAAATTTTTTTCAATAGTTCGTTTTGCCTTTGCCTTTTGACTGAATCCCAACCATTGCCACACATTGTCCAAATCAATGACGAAATCATTAGTTGGATGATAATTTAGGTAACAATAAAACGAAGAAACAAACAATTGTTGTTGTGTATCGGTAAAAGTATCCTTTATTTTACCAATAAACCTGTTATTATAAGTACCAGAAAGCTTGGTAATAGGGCTCGATTCAATCAAATTCACAATATTCAAAGAACAATCCATGATTTGTATATAGTATTATACACTTTCTCTTTATATCAATTTTTGCTTTTAATAATAAAAGTATAATTAAGTTAGTGCTTTTAAAAATAAAAGCGAAACAAAAATAACAAAATTAGCGTAAAATTACCAATAAAATATAATAAATCAATAATATAGTATGTCGTTGGAACTTAAAAAATTCAATATGCGGGATATTACCTTTAAGCCCGATGAAAACAAGGGTCCAGTGATCGTTTTGATAGGTCGTCGCGATACTGGTAAATCTTATTTAGTAAAAGACCTCCTTTTTTATCATCAAGACATCCCAATCGGAACTGTAATATCAGGAACAGAAGCGGGAAACGGGTTCTACACCAAGCATGTACCTAAACTCTTCATACATCACGAGTACAACACTGTACTCATAGAGAACATTTTACGAAGACAGAAAACGGTCATGAAACAAATGAAGAAGGAAATGGAAACCTATAAGCGTACCCAGATTGATCCCCGTGCCTTTGTGATTATGGATGACTGTCTGTATGACGACAAATGGACCCGTGATAAGATGATGCGGCTTCTCTTTATGAACGGAAGACATTGGAAGGTAATGTTAGTCATAACTATGCAGTACCCCCTAGGAATACCGCCGAACCTGCGTACCAACATCGATTATGTGTTTATCCTCAGAGAGAACTACATCACGAATCGCGAAAGAATCTGGAAAAATTATGCGAGTATGTTTCCCACTTTTGAATCTTTTTGTTCGGTGATGGATCAAACTACGGAGAACTACGAGTGTTTGGTGATCAACAACAATTCAAAGAGCAACAAGCTGCATGAACAGGTGTTTTGGTACAAGGCGGATTCGCACAATGACTTCAAGTTGGGGTCCAAAGAGTTCTGGGAATTGTCCAAAGACATCCA